GACAACACCCGCCCCATTGTCTACACTCCCCCTATGACTTACATGGCACCCCGCCCTCGCTGGTCAGATCGCTTGGCATTCGACGTTGCCCTACTTCTTGAGGGCAGTGGAGAAACGGTCAACGAAGTCATAGCGAGGAACAACATCTCGGTCAATGACTTGCTGGTTTTCAAGCAGGACTCCTCGTTTCTGAAGAAAGTGGAGCATTACCGTGGAGAAGTCAGGGATAAAGGTGTCACCTTCCGTCTCAAAGCCCGCGCCCAAGCCGAAGAACTCCTGACAACATCGTGGTTATTGATCCACGACCCGTCTGTAAGCCCCGCTGTGAAGGCTGACCTCATCAAATCGACGGTCAAATGGGGTGGGTTGGAGCCAAAAAACGACGTAGATGCCTCTGGATTGGCCGGTGGTGTACGAATTACGATCAATCTTGGTGGTCAATCCCACGAAGCGACGGTGATAGAACACGAAAATACCCCCGAAGAGGTGTCAGATGGCTATTCCGATGGCGTTGATGAGTAAATTCTCGACAGTTTTTGAGGGTTTACCCACGGCTGAGCTACATAATTCAGCGGAATACCACAATTTCACCCTCGCTCTGAAGCGAAACAACGTCTCTTTCAGGACGAAGATCGTCAAAACCAAGCGCTCGGGGCGTAAGTTCGTGGTTATGTTGCTGGAACCGCTGGTGCCTGCCCATGTCGCTGTCAATTGACTACACGCCGCCCCCGACAGGGGCGAAATTCATGCAGGACAACCGCAAAATGCGGGTTCTCATGGGGCCGGTAGGCTCCGGGAAGTCCGTCACCTGCTCGTTTGAGATCGTCAGACGTGCCAGTATGCAGAACCCTGACCCGCGAGGCTTGCGTAAGTCGCGGTGGGCGGTGGTCAGGGAGACCGTGCGTCAGTTGCAGGACACCACCATAAAGACATTCTTGGATTGGTTCCCGCCGGGGCAGTGTGGCGAGTACATGCGGACGACGAAGACTTATTTCTTCAAGGTCGGGGATGTCGAGGCTGAGATTATGTTCCGCGCACTGGACGACGCGGACGATGTGGCTAACCTCAACTCGCTGGAGTTGACCGGTGCGTGGTTCAACGAGTGCAGGGACATCCACCCGGACATCGTGGACGCCATGTCAAAACGTATTGGTCGTTATCCCTCGTCGAAGGATGGCGGGCCGACGTGGTTTGGCATGTGGGGTGACACTAACCCGCCCACGATGGACACATGGTGGTACTACCAGCTTGAGCATCTTGATCCCAAGGATGGCGTCTCGCCTAACAACAACGGATGGGCGGTGTACAAACAGCCCTCGGGGCGCAGTGCCTACGCCGAGAACATAGAGAACCTGCCCGAGGGGTACTACGACACCCAAGGGCGCAGTGATGAGTACATCCGCGTCTATATAGATGGTGAGTACGGCCTGTCGCTGGCGGGGACGCCGGTGTACAAGTACTTCCGGCCGGACTATCACATGGCCTCTACCCCACTGCGGCCTATCGTCGGCAGTTCGCGGCCCATCATCGTGGGGATGGACCTCGGGTTGACACCTGCGGCAATTATTGGTCAGCAGGACGCCCGTGGGCGGGTGTTGATACTGGACGAGAGGGTCTCGTTCGACATGGGTATACAGAGGTTCATCCGGACGGAGTTGAAGCCACTACTATATGAGCGGTTCGCGGGAGCGCCGATACTCGTCGTGGTCGACCCGGCGGGGGTGCAGAGGGCGCAGACGGACGAGCGCAGTGCCGTGGACATTATCAAGGCTGAGAATCTCAGGGTCATCCCTGCCAAGACTAATAATATCTCTGCGCGTGTGAACGCGGTTGACGAGTATCTGATGAGGCAGGTGGATGGCGACCCGGCGTTCGTCGTGGACCCCCGGTGTACGCGGCTCAAGGCCGCGATGATGGGGGGTTATCGCTACAAGCAGAAGCAGGACAACGTGATCGACAAGAACAAGCACTCACACGTTGCCGAGGCACTCCAGTACCTCATGCTCCATATAGATAGTCCCGTGGGGTCGGTGACTGCCGCCAAGCGGGAAGTGAAGCGGGTGTCAGCCTCCGGCTGGACGTGAGCGTCAACCGGCTGTATACTTGACGACGCTACACCTCCACAGTGTATCTCGTCGACACCCCTGCTCTAAGCCGTTAGTTCAGGGGTGTTTCTATTTGCTTTTGCAAATATCTTGACCGTGTGTATACTCTTTGGTACTAGGCCGTAGACCGGCAGGGGTACCTGATGAAGCCTACCAAGTCTTATACCATGACATCCACCAACCCCAAGATGGGGAAGGGCAGTCTTGACTCGCTCCCCAAGTACGAAGGGGGTGGGCTTGTCGTCTCTGGTAATGCTAGGGGCAAGCGCCGTAAAGCTGATATGGACCTCAACCTGAGTATACCAGTGAGTGGTCGGGTGCGGGCTGAGGTCGGTGGGTACGACTCCCGCGAACGCGCAGGCGGTAGGACATATAAAAGTCGTGGGATGACTAACCTCGGCGTGTCTTACGAGACCCCCGGTGGCACTTCGATCTCCCTCCGCAGAGAGTATGAGCCGATGGACTTGCCGCCGATGGCAGACAGGAGACCGCTACCCGGTGAGACACGCGGGAGCAGAGGCAAGCCCATAACATCCGTCAGCATTACCAAGGGGTTCTAATGGCCGGTCTATCGTTTCTGCGCGTGGTGAACAGTACCGACCTAGCACGGCAGGAGCGGGAAGACGCTGATCGCGCTCTTCAGGATCGCCAGAGTGAGCCGCTGATGCTTGGTATCACTGCTTATATGCGTGAGTGTTGGGATGCGGCGCAACAGGCCAAGAAGCCCATAGAGTATGAAATGTTGCGGGCCTTGCGCCAGCGCAACGGCGAGTACGAGGCTGACAAGCTCAAGCAGATTCGGGATCAGGGCGGTTCCGAGGTCTATATGATGATCACCGACGTGAAGTGTCGGGCCGCAGAGAGTTGGTTGCGGGACATCTTGCTTGATACCGGGACGCCCCCGTGGGACTTACAGCCCACGCCCATCCCCGAGTTGTCGCCTGTTCAGCAGAAAGAGATCATGAGTGCCTTCGCCGATGAGGTGCTGAAGCTCGTCCAGACCACGGGGCAAGCGCCCTCCAAGATGGAAATGCTCCAGCTTCGGGAAATGGTCGCGCAGGACTTCCGCTTCAAGATGATGCAGGAAGCTCAGGTTCGCGTTGACAAGATGAAGCTCAAGATCAGCGACCAGTTCGCGCAAGGCGGGTGGGAGGAAGCGTTCAACGCCTTCATCACTGACTTGGTGACGTTCCCCTGTGCGTTCATCAAGGGGCCAATCGTCACGCGGCAACGTGTTCTGGGTTGGGCGACCGACGAGTTTGGTCGCACCGTAGTAGCCCCCAAGGAGATTCTCGGCCCTGAGTACCGCCGGGTTGATCCGTTCCGTATCTATCCGGAGCCGGCTATTACGAACATCGAAGACGGCTACCTGTTTGAGCATCACCGGCTCAGCCGGATGGACTTGTCTGACCTGATCGGGGTGCCGGGGTATGACGACGAAGCCATCCGCAAGGTGCTGGAGATTGGCAACGGTCAGTCTTGGATCAATGAAGACGTTGAGTTGACCAAGAACGAGGAAGAGCGGAAGTACTACTCCTACATGCGTCCGACCGAAATGTATGACGCGCTGGAGTTCTGGGGCAAGGTCAGCGGCAAGATGCTGATTGAGTGGGGCATGTCGGAGGAAGACGTGCCAGACGATGCCCGTGAGTATGACACCAACGTGTGGTTGGTAGGGAACTACGTCATCAAAGCGGTTCTCAACTACGACCCGCTTGGGGAGAAGCCCTATGCCAAGACCTCGTTCATCAAAGCGCCGGGAGCGTTTTGGGGCAAAGGTATTCCAAAAATTATCGAGGATTTGCAGGGCGTGTGTAACGCGGCTGCGAGATCACTTGTCAACAATATGGGTATTTCGTCTGGCCCGCAGGTTGAAGTCAACCTTGAGCGAATCCCTCCTAACGAAGACATTACTCAGCTACACCCTTGGAAAATCTGGCAGACTACAAACGATCCCGTGGGATCAAGTGCGCCAGCTATACGCTTCACACAGCCGGCCAGTAACGCCAGCGAGTTGATGGCGGTCTATGAGAAGTTTAGCCGTCTGGCTGATGATCATTCCGGTATCCCTGCCTACGTCTACGGCGATCTGAATGTGCAGGGTGCAGGCCGCACCTCGTCCGGTCTGTCGATGCTCATGGGCGCGGCCGGTAAATCCATCCGACAGGTCGTCATGCACATCGACGCTGACATCGTAAAACCTGTTGTCAGCCGTCAGTTCGTCTACAATATGAGATACGACGAGGACGAGAGCATCAAGGGCGACGTGCAAGTCCTGCCCCGTGGTGCCATCAACCTCGCTACGAAAGAGACGACCAACGTCCGGCGCATAGAGTTCCTGAACGCCACCGCCAACCCGGTAGACATTGAGATCATCGGCAAGGACGGCAGAGCGGCGATACTGCGTGAGATCGCCAAGGGACTCCAGATGCCGGCAGACGACATAGTTCCATCCCGTGAGAAGTTGGACTATGTTAGTAAGGTAGAGGCGCAGATGCAGGCCGCACAGCCTGCCGGCCCACAGAATGTACAGCCTGACGGGTCGCAGAAAGGCGGCACCGAGGGCAATACGGTTAGTAGTCGTGCGAGTGGTCAACCATGATCAAGCCTGATCATAGAGTGACCAAGGTCATGGCGCTCATATCCCGACAGCATCCGGAGTTTCTGGAGTGGCTTGCGGGGTGGAGAGCGCATGAGCTTGAACAACTCCCACACGCTATAGAACACACGGCACTGAAGCAGGGGCGGTGTCAGGTGTTGGGCGAACTGCATAAGTTCGTCAAAGAAGCCCCTGAGATAGCGGCAAAGTTACACCTTTAACTCGCCGGTTACCCACACGCATACCGATAGGAGCGTTCAACATGGCAATGCCAGAGCAGATTCGCAAGCAAGCGGCGGCAGTACAAGACCTCTACAAGCAGTTCAACGAAGAACCCGCGAACACCGAAGGTGAAGCGGAAGCACCCGTAGTTGAAGCGAAAGTCGAGGATCAGGCCGACCAGCCAGAAGAGAATACTGCTAACCAGTCGGTGGGGAATGAGCAAGCTCCCGCCGAGAAGCCTACGGAAGACGGACTGTTGCAAAAATACAGGACGCTTCAGGGGATGTATAACGCGGAGGTTCCTCGTCTGCACTCGCAGAACAAGGAGCTAAACGCTCGCGTTGCTCAGTTGGAACAG